CCGTTTTCAATGTTTCCGAAACGGAGCAAATTGCGGACAAACTTCTCACTCTGCCGATAGGGGTCGAAACCGACAAGGGTTTCGTTCTCTACGGAAGTGTCGACCAAGAAGTGCATGAAGTCTCCAAAGAGCATGCGGCCCACAAGAGACTTGTCAAATGGGCTGCCAGAAACCAGACGCGCCTTCTTCGCTTTCTCAATTGATCTCCACTCCACCTTGAGGGAGTCAGAGTGGACCCAGTTGGGCGGTACACCGCGAGCAAGGGATTCCAAAGAGTCATTGATAGCCTCGAGAAGTTTTGGGAAGTTTTGACGCATCTCAACCTCACCTTTCTCGTTGATGGCAACCATCGACTTCTTGGGCATTCCCTGCGCATTCCAGGGCCAACCACATGAAGTGGACATATTGGTCGGGGGAAAGGCTGTTCCACGCTTCCCGGATATAGCTTCTTGAAGAGAAACAATACCGGGTGTGCGATCCCACTCAATAGACTTGAGTTCATGGGCAACCTGCTTCGCAATCTTGGTCAAGACAGGAGCGAATTCCATCTGCTTCTCCAAGTTAGCCTGCGTGTCCTTACAATAAGGTTCACGAGCAACAGGATAGTTCGATGGTCGCGTGTCCGTGACCGCGAAGTCGATTGGGATGTACGGCTCATTACCGGTCTCCATATATATGAGCTCTGAATTGGTGTGCTCAGAGCTCTTTGGGGTCACATGGAAAGATACGACATTCTCATGAACATTGACATCATAGTGAGCTTGAACAGTGGTCTCATCGCTCTTAAAGTCCCTAAGGTCGAAGACAACAGCGTCTTCGATGCCCTTGGGGCCCTCGACGTCAATACTTTGTTTGATACACCTCTGGATTTCTTCGCGCGTGATACGGTATGCAAAACCAAACCGTGTACCACCCGCAAAGTGGTTGCCAATGACCTTCCCGGACATGGTGCCGTCCGTTGAGATCACGAGCGTTCCACAGTCCCCAGCGTGCATTGAATAAGCGTACTCGAGAACATTTTCAATTTCGTACATAAAGGTGACTGGTTCGTCACCTTCCATTCCGTTGTAGAGCACTTCTTTCTTTGCTCTACCCTTGACTGGGACATCTTGCCCCCACTTCTCTCCGTCTCGTCCCCTGAACAATGAGGCGGGGAATTTGACATTTGGAGCGAAGCTTTGGCCAGCTTGAGTCTCGGACACGTAATGGCCCAGGACATTCCTAATTTGGTCAAAACGTCCTGGTGGCATACGTACGATCATCTTGTCATGTCCAGCTGGATCCTCATTGAGGATCTGGAGGTCGCTAAACATAACTTTGACAGAGTCTGAAGGGTTGTCAACCCTCTTGAAGACGAAATAATACGCTTCGGGCGGAAACTTGGCCCTATCCATAGCGTGTTTCGTCTGTGACAGATAATGGTGGGGCATATGAGCAATACCCTCACACAAAAAATTCGCAGTGCCTAGAGCTGGTGAAAGCTCAAGGCTCTGATTCACGGGAGCATGAACACTCCACATGTTTTTGTAAAGAACATTTCTAACATCATTCAGGCTCTCAGACCCCATCTGTGGTTGTGCAGCTTTGGGGTTGACACGCACCACCCGACGCTGGGTCTTCTTCTCTTTTTGATGTTTGAAAATGCTCTCACTTTGAACGTCAGCTTCCACATCACTGTGAGATGAACTTCCGTAAGCTTTGTAACCAAAGACACCCAACATGATTGGGACGGCAACACCAAAAAGGGTGGCTGCTATTGTCTTCCAGTTCTCGCGGAGAAACTGCTGCGCCGTGAGAAAAGCTGCGGGAACTGAGGTCATCAACGCGTCTTTCATATGGCCCAAAAGACCAATGGCAGACGAGTCGAGGACCTCACCTTTCTTCTCAACCTTCACTTGCCACCCAAGGGCTTCTGGGTGGCCGCAAAGACCAGCTACCCAAACTTTCTTGCAAAATTCAGCATTCCAGTTGGTAGCGTGCAACTTGTTGACTTGAGCTAAACACTCAAGCACTTGATAACGGTCAGGGTTGGCCCCTGACCAAAGAGCGAACATGTCGTACACAGAGGTCGGTAGGACAACATTCTTTGGTGGGACAATTGTGGCTGCGATCTCGCTAATGGTCTCGAGAACATCGCCCCCACGCTTCGCTTCTTCAACCTTGGCCGTGAGCTGCCGAGAGTACTCAGCAGACTTACGGTCAAGCTCTTCCTAAGTCGCCTTACAGTCTTCCATAAACTGGTCGACG